TAACCAGAAGAGGTTTCTTAAAAGGAGCAGGTGGACTTGGAATACTGGCAATGATCCCTGGTCTTATGAAAAAAGCGCTAGTTGGTAAAACAGCAGCTACTACAGCTAAAGCGATACCTGTTGTAGAGGGAATGCCTAATTGGTTTCCTGCTCTTGTAAATACAATTAGAACAAAAGGTAAAGTAGTTAGAAAACCAGACTACAAAGATTTTACAAGCGGTGGAGATACAGAAATTAAATATATTCTTGAAGATAAAAGTTTACCAGAAGGCAGAATAGTTTTGTATGAAGATGAAGCAACTGGTGCGATTAGTATTAATGGTCGTGGTGATGACCTTCAAGAAGTATCATTAGCATACACTCCAGGAGAAAACCAAGTTAGAACCAATCAACTAGGACAACGCGGAGTAGTTACAGAAAAACCTACTTTTGAAGCGGGTGAGTTTGCAAAAGGGGAATTTAGAGATGTTGAAAACTTTGGTGGCATAGATGATATGCGTGGGGGTTTAACTTCTTGGGAAAAATTAGCAACTGGTACAGATGATCAGTTGAAAAAAGTAGCAGAAGAGTTTAAAAAGATGCAAAAGAATCCAAACATCATAGATGATATGGCAGAAGGTGGTAGAGTAGGATATGGTAATGGGGGCGGCGTTGGAACATTATTTAGAAGGAGAGTATAATGGCTATTGAAAAAAATACGTTTGATGCAACAAGGACAACAGTTAAAGCTCCTGGTAAACAGGAACAGATCCAAGATTTGCAAGAAACTTTATCACAACAATCTCAAGAACCAATTGAGATAACACAAACAGAAGATGGTGGAGCAGAAATTAATTTTGATCCTAATGCTGTTGTTGGACAAGGTGGACAAACTCACGAAGAAAATTTAGCAGAGTTTTTAGACGACCAAGTACTAGCAGAGATTGGTTCAGAGATAATAGAAAATCATTCTGAATATAAATCTACGCGGTCCGAGTGGGAAGATACATACACAAAAGGTTTAGACCTACTTGGTTTTAAATACGAGAATAGATCAGAACCATTCCAAGGTGCAAGTGGTGCAACACACCCTGTACTTGCAGAAGCGGTTACTCAGTTTCAAGCATTAGCTTATAAAGAATTATTACCTGCAGGTGGACCTGTAAGAACTCAGATAATTGGTTCAGTTAACCAAGCAAAAGAACAACAGTCAGAACGTGTAAAAGAATTCATGAATTATCAACTTATGGTTGAGATGAAAGAATACGAACCTGAGTTTGATCAAATGTTATTTAATTTACCACTATCAGGTTCTACATTTAAAAAAGTTTACTTTGATTCAGTATTAAATCGTTGCGTATCTAAATATGTTCCGGCAGAGGATTTATATGTTCCTTATTCTTCTTCATCACTTGAAGATGCTGATTCTATTATTCACTCAATTAAGATGACAGAAAACGATGTTTTAAAATATCAGTTATCTGGTTTCTATAAAGACATTGATCTTGCAGGGGCTGGTTATAACCCTACAGAAGTGGAAGAGAAAAAAGATGAAATCTCTGGAAGAGCCACAAGCAACAACGATGAGATATACACACTACTTGAAGCACACTGCGATCTTGACATTGATGGATTCAATGACGTGGGACAAGACGGAGAACCAACAGGACTTAAACTTCCATACATAGTAACAGTGGAAGAAGGAACTGGAACCGTTCTTGCTATTCGCAGAAACTTCAACGCACAAGATCCACTAAAAAAGAGAAGAGATTATTTTGTGCATTTCAAATTTCTACCAGGATTAGGCTTCTATGGATTTGGCTTAATTCACATGATCGGCGGCTTGTCAAGAACTGCAACTGCAGCATTGCGACAACTTTTAGACGCCGGCACCTTGTCAAACTTACCAGCCGGATTCAAGATGCGTGGCATCAGAGTTCGTGATGAAGCTCAACCGTTGCAGCCGGGCGAGTTTCGTGATGTTGATGCCCCTGGTGGAAACCTTAAAGACGCGTTCATGCCTTTACCATTCAAAGGTCCAGACGATACGTTGTTACAGTTAATGGGAGTTGTTGTTCAAGCCGGTCAACGGTTCGCGAGCATCGCTGATATGCAAGTTGGTGACGGGAATCAATCTGCAGCAGTAGGCACGACAGTCGCATTATTGGAACGCGGATCGCGGGTTATGAGTGCGATTCATAAAAGATTGTATCAAGCAATGAAATGTGAATTCATGTTACTTGCTAATACATTCAAAACTTATATGCCACCAGTTTACCCATATGACGTAGTTGGTGGACAAAGAGAAATTAAACAAACAGACTTTGATGATAAGATAGATATTGTTCCAATAGCTGATCCAAATATCTTTTCACAAACACAAAGAATTTCAGTTGCACAAACGCAATTACAATTAGCAATGTCTAATCCTAAAATGCATAATTTGTATCAAGCATATCGAGATATGTACGAAGCATTAGGAATAAAAGATATAGATTTAATTCTTAAAAAGAAAAAACAACCACAACCTATGGACCCAGCCACAGAAAATATGATGGCATTAGCAGGTGAAGAGATTAAAGCGTTTCCGGGGCAAGATCACCAAGCTCACATGGATGCACACTTAAGTTTCATGGGTACAATGATTGTTAGAACTAATCCTCAAGTACTAGGAGTATTGCAAAAAAACATACTTGAACACATAACTTTAATGGCTCAAGAGCAAGTTCAGCTAGAATTTAAGGAAGAATTAGAAGAATTACAGAAAATGCAGCAACAAGTTGCTCCGATGATGCAACAAATGCAGCAAAATCCACAAATGGCGCAACAAATGCAGCAAAATCCACAAATGATGGCGGCACAACAGAAAATTCAGCAAACTCAGACCAAAATTGAGGCTAGAAAGGCCCAATTAATCGCTGAAACGATGGCTGAGTACCTTGAAGAAGAGAAAAAAGTGCTAAATCAGATCGATAGTGACCCATTATTGAAATTAAAGAACGATGAAATCCAATTAAAGGCTAAAAAAGAGCAAAGAGAGCAAGAAGAAGGCGAAACTAAGGCCGAAATGGATGCATTGAAGCTAATTCAGGGTCAAAAACAGTTTGACGATAAATTAGAGCAAGATGACGAACATCAAAAGCTTAGAGCTTCAGTTTCACTTGCAAAAGATGGTATAAAGAGCATGCAAGCAACAATTAAGGAAAGTAAGTAATGCACCCACTAGCACAACTATATATGAGGCAAGGAGCTGCTCAAGGCGGACGTATAGGTTTTTATGAAGGCGGCGGTGGCGGTTTAGGTATTGGTCCTGGAAGTCATAGTGATCAAGGACAGTATGGAGGTCCTGGCGGAGGAGGACACCATGCAAACGACCCAAACCAAGGTTTTGGTCCTTCTTATGGAGCACCTAATGCTCCTGGACCTGATAGTGATAGGGGTGATGGGGGTGGTTTATCAAGTCTTTCTGATATTATGGGTGTTGTTTCTAAATTTAGTCCTACAATGATGGCACTTAGATCCTTAGCCTCTCTTACAGAGTCGATTGAAGGTTTTTTTGGGTATGAAGGTGATCCTGCTGCTCCACCAAGTAATCCAAACAACCCAGAAGGAGGAGGTGGACCAGACATTTTATTAGCTCAACAACCCCTTACTAATTTTCCAATGCAACCATTGCAACCAATGGACCCAGATAAAGAATACTTAAGTAATCTTACTGATCCATACCAAGTACGTGTTATTTCGATGATGGAAAACCAAGACTACACACCTAAACAAATTAGGGAATATTTAGAGGCTACTGCTAGAGATGTAGGTTTAGGTTAAAAAAAGATTGAAAAATTAACATACAAGTTTAGAATGCATGAAAATAAAAAGAGGAGGATCGCATGATCGAAGAACTCAGAGAAAAAATCGTAGACAAGTGGAATGACATGTCTGTGAAAACAAAACTAATAGGTGCAGCAATTATCGTTATAATTGTTGTTTCACTTATCGTAGGCTAATGTCTCGAAACATAATCCAAAGCGTTGCAAGACAAATCAGAATAGCTGGTTACAAATGGTATGCACAACTTGCTTTTAATATATTTATACTAGCGGTGTTGTTCATATGTTAAACTTACTGATTAAACCATTACTAGGCGTAGCTGGTGACATGGTTAAAGGTGTAATTGAAACTAAGAAGGCTAAAGCTGAATCAAAGCTAACTGAGATCAAAGCTGCTACTGCACTTAAAGAGCAGCAGATCGCCGGAAAAGTGTCGTGGGAAGCATCAGCCGTAGATCAAATGAAAGGCTCGTGGAAGGACGAACTAAGTCTCGTCGTGCTGCTGGCCCCCGCGGTGCTCGTATTTATTCCTGGATGTCAAGAATATGTTCGAAGTGGTTTTGTTGCACTGCAAGATCTCCCGTCGTATTACCAGAATTTATTATACATCGCGATTTCTAGTTCATTTGGCATGAAGGCGGGACAATCAGCCTTTAAAATGTTCAAAAAAAAATAGATTGACTTAATTTTACATTGGGGGAAATTATGGGGGAAGATAAACCTC